TTTATTATTCGGCGTCTGAAATAATAATCGTATATCTAATTCAGGATTAGCTTCTTTTACTAACTTCATTTTTTTTCTATCTGTAGCAGTAAATCTACCTTTTGATTCTACATACATTTTACCGCCATTTTGTTTAACTATAATAAAGTCAGGTGTATAAGTTGCTATTCGTTCAGGGACTGTATACTTTAATTTTTCACTTTCATAACTCCATACTTTATTCGTAGCTTTAAGTTGTTCTGATATTTTATCTTCTAAACCAGAGCGATATCCATGTTTTCTTGCTAACGCGCGTATTGATAATTTTATTTTTTTCATAACCTGTTTTTAATTTAAGAAATATCGAATTTTATTTCAATATTTAGATTTATATCATTTCTCTTTGCTATTGGCGAACCTAATTTTGCAACTGCAACTAAATTATATTTTGAATCATATAATCCAATACTTGTAATATAAGGAGTAAAGTCTGACCCAGTTGCAAATGATCGTAATGTTATGCCATCATATAACGAAGTATTCGTACTTGTATTATATTTTTCCATCGGTATATTAATATAGTACTTTTGCTGTTGAATATCTAAACTACTTTTATATGAAAAAGATGTGTCTTTAACTCCGTATGACCCTGATATTAATTCGTTTTGTAAAGGAGAATATACTATAATACCATCTTCATAAAATACATTACCGACTTTATTTGTTTGAAATGCATCATATCCAACATTAGATAATGTAGAAATTTCGTTAGTAGTTAATGCTTTATCATATATTCGTATTTCGTCAATAAGACCTTCAAAAGAATTTAAATTATTTAAGTTAGCAGCTCCTATATAAATTTGACTGTTATTTGATACTTTACTAAAAGATGTAATTAACTCTTCCGCAACTTTAATATTAGAAATATATACTTCTAACATACTTCCTGTTTTTTGATAAACAAAATGAGTATATCCAGATAAACTTGATATATTTAAAATATATGTTGAACTATTATTATTGTCATTTGTCCTTTTAAAAGATAATTCAGTTAACGCCCCATTATATTCGATATCAAATGGATATGATTGAAGCAAACCATTGTCCCATTTTTTTGATATAATCGATTGTGATGTATTTACATTAAGACCTGGTGTGATATTTAACCAAAATGATATTGCAAAGTCATTGTCAAACGTATTAAACCAATTTGTATTATCATTTTCAATTTGTAATGACGCAGACCCATTAAAATTAGCAGCATATCCAAATGTATATGTACCGTTTGATATTCCTGGGGTAAATGTCACGCCGTTATTAATATAATTCGGAGAATATTTTTGATTAAATTCTTTATTAAATCCTAGATATAGTATTGGTTCTGGTGCAAAATCCGATGTTAAAATTGATGTATCGATTAATTCATAATTACTATTATCTTGAAATGTATATAATGTATTAGTTTGGTCAGTTACATTTAACGTAACGCTCCCAGGCTTAATAAAATTACCTACTTTAGATTGCGGTATTGAATAAATTATACATTCTTTATTTAACTCTCTGTTAAAAGAATTTTGAGGATATTTTACATATCCGTATGAATCATAAAACGTATAATATAAATGACTTAAATTAATGTAAGTATTTTTTATATAACTACCGTCTGGATTTTGTATTTCTCCAATTACAGACGATGCACTTATAGCTACTGGTAAGTTTGAATATTGACCTCGTAAATATTTTATATTGTTAAGGAGAAATGATTCAGATACAAAGTTCCAGTTTTTATGCGCAGTATATTTAGTTGTAGTTGCTCGATTAATTGAACCTAATACTTCACTCATATTTATCTTTATTATAATTATGATGGTGATAATATATTCAGTAAAAAAGCCCGTAAACGAGCTTTCTTAACAATATATCTTAAAAATCTATTTTTACCTTAATTAAAGTTTCTCTATCAAATGATTTTAATAAAGGTCTACTTAATTTTGCAACTGCTACTAAGTTATAACCTGAATCATATAAACCTACTGATGTAACGTATACCTGAGGATTATCTCTCATTAATGGCTGAGCAATAATTGTTTGACCAGCTGATGATGTTACGAATGATGGATTGTTAGAATAATTAAATTCATTCCATTTACTTCTTACAAATACAATCTGAGACTTTATTGATTCTTGACTTCTAGCTGTAAATCCATTTGCAACACTAACAACTGCTGCGCCTGATATAGATGTATATAATTTCCATGCATTATCCCCACCCGGTACTGCTGATGAGCCTGTTACAGTATAAGATGCTGTTACTGAATTAAAAGAAAGATTTAAATTTAATCTATCAGCATTCAATACAATAATACCTAAATCAGGATATACTAACCCGTATGAATGTGTTGCACTTACACTTCCATTAAATATTCCGCCAGCAATCGAGCCTGATACGACGTTATAAATCCTACCTCCTGGAGAACTTCCTATTGAGGTAGTCGCGCCGCTATCATCAATTAAACTAATAATTTTATTTGAACTAGATGCTTGTACATTACTTCCTGTATATGCAGCATTTGCAAATGCGCGGCCATTTAGTTCTGCTAAATTTAATTGCCACGTACCAGCATTCAATCGTTCTTTTAATCTATTTCTATTAATTGCAATTACATATATCTGATCAGAATTCACTCCCCCAAAAAATGTAAATCGTGAATCTGCCGGAGATAATAAAATGTTTCTATATTGTGAATATATCGCTCTTGTCGGAGAGTCATTTAACGAGCCTCCGCCAGAATAACTTCCGCTACCTAAACGATGTCCATACGTAACAGCAAATTGACCGCTAGCGCTAGTGCTAGAATTGTTTACTACTTCATAGTAATATTGTTCCTGTGTAGCCGTTAATAGGGAACTTGTAAAGTATGTAGTTAATGAAGATACATTATCTACCCATAACGGTGATGTTACTAGCTGATTTGGGTTAGATATTATATCATTATTATTATCTAAGATTTTAAATGTTTGACTCATATATATGTTATTGCCTACTTAGTTATTATTTATTTTCTTTATAGTTACAAACCGCCCCCGCCACTGCTTTGAACACTACCTCTTCTAAAATATACTGGTATTGTTAATTGTCCACCTACTTCATTACCTTGAACAAATATATTTTGAATTGAATCGCCTAATGGTAATGATGATATAGTTGACGTAAAAAGTAATGTAATAGAACCTGCAGTTACTGTAGAGACTAAAGAATTTTGTCCAGCATCGCCAATTGCAGAAGTTTGTGATTGATTAATAGTGCTATTAATTGTAGTACCGCTAAATCCTGGGGGTAAAGAAGCAGGTAATATTCCAAAATATCTCGAATCATATGTAATTGTATATCCTAAAGTATTATTATTACCTCCACCTACATCACTTAAACTAAAAGTTATAGGAATAGCACTACCTATTGTATTTGATGTAGATCTATTACCATTTTCGTCATATCGAACTGGCGCTGTTGAAGTACCAATAGATGGATTAGATGTTTGTATCGTTTTTAATGATGTCGTACCTTTATTTAATGTAATTAATTTACTTTTTAAATTTTGCTCTGGAATCGGCGACGCTTCTAAAACAGGCATATTTTCTATAACTATACCATAATAATCACTACCTAGCGGATGGGCAGGATTCCATAAATCGTAATCTACTTCATCATCTCCCAAGGCAAAATACTTAATGTCTAAGCCGTTTGTAGTACCCTTTGATAATAATTCTCTTCCTTTTGTTGTTAATATAGCATCAACAGATACTGTAGAATTGTTTAAATATCCCATAATTAATTTATCTTCTTATTTTAAATAAATATATGTTAACGATGATTTTTAATCTTCAGTATTAACGTTTTCCTCTAAATCTTCGAAGAATTGATGATATGTTTGTAGATGTAGTGTCTGTTTCTACCGTACCAGGGGCAGGATTACTTAAAGGTAATGGGCTACTAGCACCGCCTATAATTGTAGGGCCTATATTCACACTAGGTGATGTTGATTCTTGAGTACCAGACCTAACTGGGTTTACAATAATAGGTGCATTAGTAGCAGGTGCAGGCGGTGTTTGATTTACCGGATTTCTAGGACCTTCATTAGGATTTACAGTACCAACTGATTCTCTAGGCTTTGGAGGTGATGGTAATATCACTGGATTATTTCTAATGTTACCTGGAGATACAATACTAACAGTTATAACAGGAGAATTATCTGGTAAGTCTAAACTAGGTACACCATACCCTGCTGCAGAAATTTTCGTACCATTATACGTTCTATTAACATATGCAGTTAATGAATAATCATAGTCTTGTACTTCAGCGCTTCTATAAGAACTACTATTATTATATTTTCCAATACTAGCACTTTCTGCAGTATTAAATATCGGATAAAATACTTGCTTTGTTAAAGAAAGAGCATTTCGAAGAATAGTCGAACCCGTAGGCTCAAATCTTATCATAAAATCAACAACGCCAGTACCAGCAACATATTTACTAGAACTATAGTTATATGTTCCAGGCTTATCTAATTTTGATGATGATATTGTTGTTGTATATACAGGATATTCTCCTGATGTAATAATATAATTTCTTGTATCTATAGTATCTTCATACATCGGCATCGTAGTTACTATATCATTTAAAGAAGCTATTTTACTTCTCTCCAAAATATTTTGTTTAATTACGATACCAGCATCTACATCTACACGAGCAGGTAATAATTGCTTTAACTGATCAAAGAATGAATAATCATAAACAGAAAGTAATTTATATAAAGCACTAAAATTATTTGACTCTTTATATTTCTTCCAGTATTGATATTGAGATTCAACTAATAAAGGGTAATACGACAAATTTTGATCTTCAGGGTTTCCTATATAATCATCAATTGAAAATGACCCTAACTGATTATAAATGTCAGAATCTATCGTCTCTGTAGGAGATAAATAAACACCTACTAAATTTAAATCTTTAGGAGTTTGTTTACTATTAGTTTCTTCTGCACTTATATCTGGGTTTAAAGAACCTACAAGTATCGGGTCTACATTTCTTACCTTTGCCGAATATATATTTTCACTTCCTAAAGAAGGTACCGTTACATATGTTGAATAATCTTCTCCGTTTAAATCAGTTTGTTGAAATCTGATTAATGAAGCAGTTGCTTGTAACGAACCTGAAAAGCTAGGTAATGTTGAATTAGTATGTACCGAAGGAACTGAAACTATACTTCCTGAAATTGTAATTAAATACGATAGAGGTAATCTAAAGGCTAAATAATTGTATGCATCTGAATCTACATTACCACCATAGAATAATGGGTTTTTTGTATATTCTATCATCGATGCAGTATTCAATGTATATGACCAATACCTAAATTCGTTCATATAGCCATCAAACGCTCTATTAGACGTACTGAAACTTGATGAACCTATTTGTATATTGCTCGAAGAAACATAATGTATATTTGACGCGGATAACTGCGAAGTCCTGCTGTAAATAATATTTTCATATTTCTTTACAAACGCACTAATTGAAAAAGTAGTTGTAGAACTAGCATCTGTTAACGGGCTTCTTGTTAATAATACAGATGTCCATTCTCCGTTTAATGAAGGTACATTATTTAAAGATGCACTTTTATATGTCCCGCCACTATCTAAAACATAATACGTTAATTGAATTTCTTTTTCATTATACCCACTAGGCCTGTCATATGTAATATAAAAATTTGGATTACCTGCATTACTAGTTTTTAATAATGTTCTAGGATATAATACTACGTTAGGGTCTGGCTTAAATCTAAATTGGATTGAATCTGGGACTCTATTCGACTGATTTAATTTATTCCATGGAATTGATACTGAAGATGTGCTATTTCCAAATTCTAATGAATAAATAAATTTATCTACTTGCCAATTTGGTTGTAATTCTTTAA